TTATAACTTTCATTGGAAACCAACTAGCCATTACGACATCTGATTTATAACTTCTTGCTTTACTAGCTTTACTAGCAGCACTGGAAAAATAAATTAGTTGCCTACGATATATATTACTCTTAGTTTCGCTTTCTGTATCACCATAAGGTAGATTTATTAAATTTTGTTCAAACAGCTGTTGCATACTTCCAACACCATAAATTGGGTCATATTTGTTTTTCTGTGTCTGATGTCCTTCTAAATGTATACCCATCCTGCCACAGTAATCTTTTAACTCTGTGTCTTGTCTAATAGCTTTCTGAAAACCATTCTCTTCAATAACCCAATGTGCAAGTCCATACTTGTCGTGCCATTTTTTAATAGACTTACGAGCTTGTATAACACCACCACCTTGTTCATTCTCTATATCTACAAGATACATCATTCCTGTTTCTGGATTCGCAGCCCATAAGAAACAAGCCTGAAATCCTGTAGATGCTGGGTCAAGTCCTGCAACTAAATGTGTACCTGCAGGTACCTGCCCAATAACTCTGTTAATATCTCTACACTGGTCTATATCTTCGGAATTAAACATTGTAATACCTTCAACAAATGCTTTGTTAAGATATACCATTTCAAAAATTGCTCTACCTCCAGTTGTATCAGCATTATCTTTCTGACCCATCAACCATTTGTAAGTTCTCTTACTTGCCCATAACATACAGTCTTGATGTACTTCAAACTCTGTTTCTGGTAGTACACACTCTAAACTATGTGCCTCTTCTACCTTTGTTTCAAACTGTGGATTCTCTAATAAAAAGTTATATAAATCTTCTGGATGCTGTCTAGACCCAATAACAACTACAGCAGTATGTTCCTCTTTTCTGGAAGATAATGTTGTAGTCCACCATTGCCTGGTCTGCTCCCTAGCACTAGGTTGTACTGTGGTACCGTGGTCCTCAATGTCATCTGCAATAATTAAGTCACAGTCACGAGAAAGTATCTTACCACCTTTACCAACAGCTACCATAGTCGGACTTTTTATACCTGTAATAGTTCGTGTACCTACAGTAAACTGTCCAGAACTCCAAGACTTACCACTTCTATTTTTTGGTTGAAACTTTACTCCCGGTCCACATATCTCTTCTATTAACAATTCATTATTTTCTAACTGGTCAAGTACAGAACCTACAGCGTTCTTAGCTATGTCCTCATTACCACCAACCCACATAATTCTGATGTTAGGGTTTTTACATATCTGCCATACAGCAAAATGTGTAAGTAAGTCAGTCTTGCCGTGTCGTGGTGGGCTAAGTATCATTTGCTGTCCACCATTAGCAATAGCATCCATAATAGAGTTTATCCAACCTTCGTGAAAATCTGCTGTCTCGTATAGGTCACCTGTCTCTGTTTTAAAATATCTATTTCTAAAATCTTTAAAATCTTGTAGGGATTTGACTGTCTCTTCTGAGACCTTCCAATCTTTTCTAGCCTCAAAGTTTTCTTTGTCTTCTAAATAAGCTGCATACATTTTGGTAACTGTAGCTCTACTTGTTTCTAATAAGTCAGCAGCTTCTTGATGTGTTATCTTTTGTCTTTCTATTTGATTAGCATACAGCTCTACAAACTTAGGATACAACTCTCCACGCAATGTAGAAGTAGGCTTTACTTTTTGTACAGACTTATTAGTTTTTTTACCTAAATCTTTTAAGTATGCGACTCTTCTTCTGCATTTAGGACTGCAGTACTTACCATTCTTTGTTGCTTGTCTCCTGCACTCTTCACCTTTATATGAATTAAGAGCACACTTAGCTCTTTGCATTATTTCTTTTTCTTTTTAGGAAATCCAGCTTTCATATTTTTATAAGCCTTTGGACTAATTGTAGAATTTTTTTTAGACCTACTTGTACCAGCTTTTTTGCGTTTATTAATATTATGATACAAACCTTTTTTAGCCATTGTTGTTTCTCCTTACCAAGCTCTACACGACCAATATCGTGCAGTCGTTTTGTCCTTAGCTGTGCTGCATTTGTGTCTAGCACGAAACGAAGCACGAGCTTCAGGATTGTTTTTCCTAATCTTCATATTAGGGTCGCCAAACATTATTTTCTTGACTTTCCCATTTTTCATTACAAAGACTTTAGACTTCTTACGACCATAGCCAGGCTCACCCTTGCGTATCGGGCTGGGTGAGTTTAACTTCACCTTCATACCTCGCCATTCAGCCATTATTTTTTCTTTCTAACTTTATTTTTTTTCATCCCTTTTTTAGGGCTGTAACCTTTTTTTGGCATTGTATCTCCTATACTATATCTTGTATGAGTGATTATATCAAAGGAAAGCAATATCCTAATCATAAACCCTCTACTTCATATAGTAGTGGAAGAGTCTGCGTTCACAAAGAATGCAACACAATTATTTCTAAATACAACAAGTTTAAGTATTGTAACAAACACAAACCAAAAACATATCCAAGAATAAAAGGTCGCCAGGCACCTACTGATTTACAACAACCATTGAGGTAAAAAAAATTTTTTTATTTTATAACTATATCTACAGTGCAGGTAGGGCATAAACCGTCAATAAGCTGGTCCTGCCAGTAAGGGTTCCAACACTGGTCACAATCAACTACTGGTATATCATCACTCATAAATTTACTATACCATACCCTAGACAGGCTAGGGTTGATAAACAGGGAGTCCAATGAATAATTCCTGAAGGAATATTTTTGTTAGACCTTTTCATAATACTAGATACTAAAAGTTTGTCAATAAACAAAACCCTGTATTGCTACAGGGTTTGTTCCGTACAGTCTGTCCATTTACTGTAATGAAAAATATGAAATCCACAAACCTTTCCATCCCACCATTGTTAGATGTTAAGCTCTCTTTCTTTCATAAATTGAAGCGTATCCTCATACGCAGCACCTGGTGTTTCCAGGTACTTGCATTATATTAAACAGGTAGTACTATGCAAAGTGATAAATAAACTTTTTGAAACAGTTGTTACAAGTGAAGGTGGCATCGGGAGTCAGAAAGCCAGGAATCGGTAATACGATACAGTAGGAACACAAACCTGGTACTCAAGGACAACTTAAGAGAAAGTTTTAAGCCTACCCCACACAAATAGCCCGTTATACCCAAAACCCACCACATACAGTAAACTAACATTATGAAATGTACAGAGTGTCATAAACCACTCAAGCAAGCTAATAACAATCAATACTATTGTGATTCATCACCTACTGTGTGTACACAATCAACTAAAATAATTTACAAAAATGATTAACCAATTGTATAACAAATTGTTTAATCTCTCTTACTGCCTTTACTAGCTTTAACAATATGTTCCACTTATAAATTAATGTCTAACAATATAGAGAGTACCCCACGCATATTGACATATGGTGGTTGTAGAACATATGTTCTATACCATATATAGTAGGTACAACATATTGTGTGTAGGTATAAAACATATACTATATGTTGTGGTACAAGATGTAGTGGTTCTATACCTCTTTAAGGTTAAATTGACAAGGCACCCCACCTATTAAATGTATAATTATACATCTGAGCAGGTTAACCCACTACATATAGCGTATGTGTGTGAATAATATACATTTGCCCACCATAACTATAGGGTTCTTATGTATATTTCCTAATTCTATAGGGTTTAAAATGTATATTTATAAGTAACCTGTATTTGACAAATAATGATTAATCTGCGATACTATTTCTATAAGTTAAAAACGGTAAACGCAAAAGTTTTACCTGATAACTTTAGAAGATAAACAGGAGAGAAAACTCCAAGTAAACAGGACAAATGAATAGTTAGGCAAAGCCCAAGAGAAACGAAACACTCAACAGGTGGATAATCCAGAACTTGTAAGTACAAGTCAGGCAAAAACGTAAATAAGCCCGATAATCTGGAGAGGTCAGAAGAAACGGTTGAATCTGAAACAACCTGACCACTTAATAAAATCCTGCTAGAACGATGAGCAAAGAAAACTAGGGTAATTCAAGCTGAAAGAATGCTAATAAGAACGGAACTGTAATAAGAACCGACCTAACATTCCAAACAATACCCCCTTAAAACAGGTCAGGCACTATAGAAAGTAGGCAAAATGTATTTAAGTGATGTAGTACGGTTCAAAACTTACGGTAATTATTCTAGTAGTAATTATGGGGTAAACGCTTTACAGTTTCAAGACATTAACAAAGTAATGTATTACTTTAGTTACGAAACGTTAGTAGCGTTTTATCATAGTTCCACAGGATTAGTAATCCGTAAAAACGATTGGGGCAATACAACAGGCAAACACCTGAATTGGATTGACCGAGATAAATCTAAGAGAGTTAACACAGAAACATTCTTAGCAAAACTAGACGAATTAAAATCAGTATTAGTAATTAACGTTCCGACGTTATAAATAACAGGTTTGACCTGTTTTAAGAGGGTATAAACTCTCTAAGAGAAAAGGGGTAATGATGAAAACCAAAGAATGCAACTTAGGTTACACAAAACTTGGAGATTGTATTGAATGCCTTTATGGAAGTATAGAAAACTATCAAACACAAAGGCAAGATGATGAGTAATCCATATAAATATATAGTTGTATATCAAACTAATGCAGGTCGTAAAGCAAGCGACATTAAAACATTAGAACAAGCAGAAAGGTTTGCAGACAAACGTAGACCTTGCACTATATACGATGTCGAAAGACCTCACACTATATATATCTAACATAAGCTACTGTACGTAGCTTGTAGCACATAGTTAGACGAGGAAACCTTGCAAGGTAAATAGAGAAACCAAACGAACATTGTGTGTTACAAGCTATCTATAAAGCAAACGAAAGGGGTAATAATGAATAAAGGAAGTGAATTTTATTGGAGTAAATACCACGACCAACAATACATAGAACAACACCGTAACAAAAACGGAGAGTATTCTGTGTACAAAGGTGGTCATTACGGTATCAAATCCTTGTGGGATTATGCTAAAAATAATGTACCAACAGAACAACGTATGCCTTTTATAGTGTATGCGTTGCAATGGACTAAAGGTTCTTATGATGAGGCAGTAGATAGAGTTAAAGAAAAACTTTATGAAATGTACAGTCACTCAGATATTATAACTTGGAAGTATAGAGTTGTAAGACCTAGTCACAGTACATTACTCCATTACAGTTACAGAATAAAACCAAAATATCTAAGATAATATATAGCATAGACCACATTGTACGGTGTGGTCAATGGTAGGTATTGTAAAGTTATCAACATAGCCCAACTGTTCTATTTGTATAGAACTGTAGGGGAAAATGAGAGCTAGAATAGGCAAGAAACTCTGAAATAATAAAGTTAGACTGCAATCTAACTAATGAGGCGTAGCAGCAGCAAAGCTGGAAAAACTACGATAAAGAGCTAACGATGAACACTTGGTCAATGTGAAGTTACGAGTTTGCTGAAAAGACAAAGTCTAGGTAAAACATCTGTGGTCATCTCATCTATGTGTTGTGTAAGGAGCAACGATTGACGCACGACCTTACACACGTGATAACTTTACAATAGCTATCTATAAAACTAGCGTTGAATACATTGTGAAAGCATTAGTAAGGACAATGGTTAGTAGATAGCTTGTAACACATAAGAGAGGACAAATGACAACTAAGCATAAGCGTACCTCTTAGTTCGGTAGTAGGAAGTTGAAAACGTTACCAATGAACGAGTAAAACCAACTTGTGTGTTACAAGCTATCTATTTTCAGAGGACATAACTACCCCTTTAGTTTGTGTTCTCTGTGAATATGTAGTAAAGTACGTATTACAATAAACAAGGGAGAATAATATGAAAGATATAGTCATAGAAAAAATGACTGTCTATATTGCAAGTAAACAAAGATACGATAATCTTACTGAGATAATAGATACCTTAACAGACATAGGTAGAAGCTCAGGAGATTTTACTGTAATTGATTGGGATAATCCAATTGAATATAATCTTGTAGAAAGGATTGAATCTAATGAATAGAGCACAGCGTAGGCGAAGTCAATCTAACAAAAAAGGTGGTACACAATTAAACCACCCAACTTTTGTAAAGAAGATGAAAGCAGAACAAGATGACAGAAAGAGAGCAGGTAAGAAATGAATATAGGTTGGTTCGCTATCTTAGTGATAGCCGGTATCTCGTGGTGGATAGCTAACGAGATGACAAGAGTCAAGAAAAATAAAGTTGATGTTGATGACGAGTTAGCATTAGCAAGATTGATGGGAGTAGTAGAAGAATAATGACTATAACAGAAGTGTTTAATGAAGCGTGGTGTACTGAATGCGTAGCTATCAAATATAGTAGCAAAACAGACTATCAAGATGAATTTACTTGTAACACTTGTGGATGTGAAGTATATATAAAACAACTAAAAGCAATAGATGAGGTAAAAGTATGTTCGCAGTAACAACTAAAGTATGTATACATTGTAGGCAGACAGGTAGCGTAATGGTAGACCGTAATAAGTACAAAGAGTTTACTGAAACACCAAGACACCTACGCAGATTAATCCAGGATATATTCCCAGAACATAGCAGAGCAGAACGAGAGCAACTGTTAACTGGGGTACACCCAGAATGTTTTGAAGATATGTTTAGTGGCGAGGGAATGTAATGAGTAAAAAGTATTTTATAAAATTTATATTACAAAGTAAAACGATTTGACTATAATTATATTATGGAAACATTAAGAATAGATGTACCTAAAGAGTGTTCAACCATAGCGTTGCTATACAATCGTAATGTCCTTAACTTTAATGACACTAAATCTGTACAAAGATACTGTGAAAAGATGAGGTTAAGAATTATAGGAACTGCTACACAAGGAACATTATTTCTAGTACAAGCTATAAAAGAAGACAGTAGTCTTTAAAAAAAATAACAATTAAATAAAAAGGAAACAATAATATGGACGATTTTAACGACCCATTTACAAAAACAATGTTAGATGAATACAATCTAACACAACAAGAACAACAACAAATGCGTGAGTATGCAAAGATTATGGGAGTATTGCAAGACGCAGTACACGAACTCAATGTAATTAAAGAAAGAGAAAAAGAATATTTGCAGTTACGCAATCAAGCTATACAAAAGTTATATCATAACCAATCCGTATCAGTACAACATATTGCAGACGAGATAGGTATGACTAGACAAATGGTTAATATAATTAAAAATGAATACGCTAACCAATAAGTTATTAATGATTAGCGACAGAAAGGAAACAATATTAATTGTTCTCTTTAATTCTAAACTAAAGTGTCATACAAATTGACTATATTAAAAATAAATAGGAGATAAATAATGAATAAAGAAACACAGAAGAAGTTAATAAAAGACTTCCCAAAGAATGTAATTAACAAAGCACCACAAGGTAAGTTCGGAGATTACATAAGTCACGGCATTATTACTAAGAGATTAGTTGATGTAGCACCAGACTATAACTTTACTTACGAAGTGTTGAGAGATAACGCTATCGTAGGTGCAAAATGTAGATTAGAAATCCCTGGACTTGGTATTAAGGAAGATGTAGGAGATGTAGATGTACACGCTATCAAGCGTAACTTAACTGAAAGCGAACTACTTAAACTTGCAGTATCAGACGGTATTAAGCGTTGTGCTATGCGTTTTGGTTTAGGACTAGACCAACTTTGGAATGGTGGTGTCACAGAAGAAGAACATTACTCTGTAGCACAACCAATACAAAAGACAGGTAGAGTTAAAGACCAGGTTATAGAAAAAGAAGATACACTTCTTAAAGCAAAGCAAGACTTTGCAAAAGATGTTGTAGAAAATCCTAACAACACACAAGAACTTAATGAGTTTATGAAAGCAACTATTGTTGACGATAAAACTCGTACAAAGATAAAGAACTCTGTGTACAAAGATGTAGTAGCTAAAGGTTTTCCAGAAGATGTTAACGAATGGGACACAACACAGCTTGACATCTTTAAGGATGAAGTCTTCAATGCTAACGAAGATAAATCTCCTGATACAGCACTAGCAGAAGAGATACTTGGTGCAGAAGTTGCTTATGTAGGACCACCTAATGATGAGAATAAGGTTTGTCCTGGTTGTAGTAACAAGGGAGATGTCTGTGATAACAGAGATAAGAAAGCATCTAATCCTAAAATGGCTAAGATACCAGACTTCGCTTGTCAGAAAGCACCGTATGGTAATGGTTGTGGTTGGGCTACCTGGGTAGGCAATGCAGATTGTCCAGAAGAATGGATTTAGAACCAGTAGGTGGTCTTTTTGATGTTGATAAGCTAAAAGCTAGGCTACAAAAGAGATTTCCTACGCATAATTTTGATGTACCTGCTCCACCAGATACCAGATGTAAGTCACAGTTTTATTGTAAGGACAATGATATACGTTACACAGATACAGATGGTAATTTATATTGTGGGTTACGGTACAAAGAAGCAGATGATAAAGACCCATACAAATGGGAATGGAAAGTATGTCACGCTTTATTAAAACCTGTGGACATACAAGCTAAGCACAAGGAAGAAGAGGTTGAATTATTTTAAGGTGTTTAAGTTGCAACATTGACGAATACGATATGTTTGGAGAGCCCAGTCATATCAAAGACGGCTACTGTAAAGAGTGCAGAAAGGTAATTAATTATGAATTACAAAATTAAAGAAAATGAAATTATAGATAAGCTAAATGGATTACATACTGAGTTAGAAGTTGACCCTTTAACTTTATCTGATGACCCGTTCAGTTCTTATGACGCAAGTAACGATACTTATATTGTAGAGATTAAGTCAAGAGATAGGGCTTATGACAGTTGGATTATTGAGTACGCAAAGTACGAAAAGAATATAGACCTGGCTATTATGAGTAACCGTTCTTTTATATATCTCACAGAACTTAATGGTAAGATTATGACCTGGAACATTAACAGGTTAATAGCTGCTGAGTATAACTTTAATTGGCAAGAAAGACCTATGCCAGGAACCACAGAATTTTTAGACAACGAGGTTATAACTAAAAAAGTTGGATATTTATACGAGAAGGATGCTAAAAAACATACTAAGGAGATACTATGAACGACTTAAGTAAAGTAAATATGCTAGAACTATTAGCAGAGTTAGAGAAGAGAGGTAGCTTTAAAACAATTATATTTAATAAAGCAGATGGTAAGCAAGAGATTGCTGCAATCCTACCTCTACATACTATGACTATTACTAATACAGAAGTAGTTGAAGAAGAATAATAAATACAGACCATTACCTGACTACCTTACTATTCAACCAAGTAAGGTAGAAGGTTTAGGTTTGTTTGCAATTAAAGATATATCTGCTTATGAAGTTATTGGTATGACACACGTCAAATGGTATGGAGAACATAATAACTTACTACGAACACCACTAGGTGGATTTATAAATCATAGTGATACACCTAACTGTGAGATACAAGGTAAGATGACACGCTATCTATATACATTAGAAGATATAGAAGCAGGTACAGAGCTTACAGTTAAGTACAGTATGTACTCTGTCTAAACTATCTTGTAATTGTCCCAACCATCTTTATCAATAGTAAAGGTTAACACTCCAGGCTTACTCCACATACCAGTTCGTGCAGTAAAGTCTATACTTGCATCAATAGATGGGCATTGAAACCAAGTTCTGTTACCTTGCTGCATCATACGAGGGTGATGAAAGTGTCCTGTAATAAGAATCTCTGCATCTCCTACTGGAAAGTCACCAAACATTTGTCCTTGCCACCACTTCATTATCTTACCTTCAGGACCGGTACCACCTGCGTGCATATGTCCGTGAGTAAATCCAACAGTTAATCCTTTTATATCTACTGTATGATGAAAACCCTCTGGTATGGACACAGTAACTTTCTTATATCGTGGGTTCTGTTCCATAATCTCTTGACATATCTGTAAGTGCATAGTGTCAGAGTTGTCTAATCGTGATGTAACTACCTGTCCTTTACCACTACGAGCCATCTCTCCGTGGTTAGCAGGTACACCAGACAATACAACCTTGTTTGCATAGGGTAAAAATGTATCAACAGTTTTCATTATCAGCTTTCTTGCTAAGTGATACTGTTGAGATAGATTAAGTGACACATTATGTGGTTGTGAGTCGTAGAATCCGTAACAACCTTCGGTCAAATCGCCCATAGAAAGCAAATAAATTTCATCTACGCTACCTAGTCGCCTAACCTCTGCTACTGCTCTCTCAAGTGCCTTGTCGTATCTCTC